ACCTTGCATTTCGTTAGATGTATGTGCTGATCTAAGTCTATGCTTATAATGCAGGTGTTTAGTTTTTTTATGTACACTGTGTTGTATTGAATGATTGTCAGTTGAATGTTTAGTAGCTGCATTTACTGGAGCTACGGTGGTAATTATTGAAAGGGCAAGAAGCCCTGTTATTAGTGAATTTTTCATTTTTTCTCCTTTCACTTGGTGTGCATTAAAACAACTGCACATTACATTAAGGGAGTAAACTGCACGAGGTTCTTTGAACCCATTTTGTTCGTGACGTCTTCTCCATCAGCCACAACATAGACTGCATGTTGCACCTTTGGCAAGCCTGGCTTCCCGAATTTCGCGGGTTTCTAATTTGGCCAAGACTCGCAGGATTGATTACATCTCTCAATCCAACTATCTCAGTTTCTCTCGAAACATATAATATATAGTACAGAACTACAAAATCCCATTTAAAATATGGATTTTTGCATAGATAACGTATACTATTAACACATTATACAGTAATATTGTTAAAAGTCAACTAAAAACTGCTAAATACACTATATTATTACAAAAAGGATTACCTATGAGAATACAAGAATTAATGGAAGCCAGAAGTGCTTCAGATCTTACAGATGAATTAGTTAGAAAAGCAAGAAGTCTTTCAACGTTGTACAGTATAACATTACCTGATATTTTATCAGAATATGATTTAAATGTAGAAGATCCTTCAAATGAAATGGAAGTGGCACTTGTTGAAAAACACATTGCTGCAGCTACCCTTAGACTAGCATCAGTTAGATCAAAATGGTTTACTGATAATTACATGTCGGTTGGTACACGCGGGTTAGGACGTGGATCAGAAAAAGCAGTAGTTGGTTTAAAGTCACCACTTGAAGTATTATCGCAAGTACCTCAATTTAAACGTATACCTGGATTGCAAGAGTTAGCAAATTTACCAGTAAACATGGATGCAGAAGTACGTCAAAAAGAAAAGCAAACATATGGTAAACTAATGGATGCAATTGACGAAAAACTTCCAATTATTATGGTTCAACTTGGTAAACAAATTGAAGATATGGATTTGCAAAATGCAGGTACCTCATTAGCTCGTTATATTAGACAATGGGGAAGTAAAAAAGCTAATGCAACTAACTATAGCAAAGATATGTCACGTGGCATTACATTGAAAAAACAAGGTGATGCGTATGTTGCATCGCATAAGAAAGACTATCACAGAAATAGCGATTTAGTTAAAAAACCTGAACCTAAACCGGAAGATAACAGAGGAAAGCAAAATCAACAAGTGCAAGGTATCATTCAACATGTTCTTTCACAACTTGATCCAAAAATTGCACATGAAGTTAGACAAGCTATTGCCAAAGCTGGCGATAATCAATTACAAGCATTAGGTGCTGAGTTAAGTAAACGTGGCATCCAAATGGAATCAATGTACTAATAAGTACTCATAAGAAAAGGGCTAATTAGCCCTTTTCTTAACGATTGTAAATATACATAGTGACTTCAAAGCCAAAACGTAAATCAACATATGTTGGTGTTTCCCATTTCATAATTATCACCTCCTTTTTTTATCCGCCTGCAATAACTTTGCTTGATCCTGAAGTAATAGTATGATCACTATACGAATCACCTTTCCTTCCGATCTTTTTACCATTTGCGTATACTGTTCCACTAAATGTACTAAGTGCAGGTGCATGCGGTGTACACTCTGGCCCGTTATGACTAGCCATTGTATCGCCTTCTCTAACAACACCTACGCTTTCAACAAATACATTATCTGACCCAACATCAGTTGCTGATGTTGATGGTGATTTGCATTTATCTCCAGAACCATCTGGAGATGCTACAGAATCAGTACCTCCTTTTCTAGCTACCTCTGGCATTATAATATAAGACTCGTAGTTGCTTCGGTGTATGATTTTGCTGATTCTCTTTCAGTTGCTTCTAATACTACTACTGTAGCAGCAGCGATTTTAATTGTTTTGTCTTGATCAACAGTAAACAAATAAGGTGCCATTCCAATTCCACCTTGTGCAGCTGCTAATACACGTGGTTTTGAAACTTTAATGTATTTGTCAGTTTCTTCAACTAATGATGCAATTAGTTCTTCGCCTGAAGTAAGTTTAATTGTAACTACTTCACCTGGTGATACGCCTTTATCTATAATCATAATTTGCCTTTAAGTATTGTTGTAATTCTGAAAAACCACCGATGTAATTGTCATCAATTTTAATCTGCGGTAATGTTCGTGCTGTTGGTACTTCTTCTAATAATTGTTCTTTAGTCCATCCACCATTTGAAATGTTTCGTTCTTCAAAGTTGATGTTTTTCATTTGTAACAAGCTCTTAGCTTGTAGGCAGTACGGACATTGGTCCTTCGACCATATAATTGCTGTCATTTAATAAAATCCTTGTACGGGTTTGACCAATCAATTTTTGCTATATTGGCCATCATAGCTTTTACTCTCGCTGGTGAATTTAGTGCTATTGCTTGATTTGCATTTCCTGCAGCGCCGTTACCCTTGCGAGATTTTTTTAAATATCTGTCCGACCGCATTGTTCATCGCCTCTACGTCTGTCTTAGTCCATAATCCATATGATGGTTGTTTTCCTTCTCTAAGCATTTCGCATGGACATACAGGATCATCGCCCTGCGGTCCCATGCATGCACAAATGGTTAAATCGTTGTATTCTTTCATAATTACCTTATGATGTTTAAAAACTGTATTATACAATATTATTATCATCCTGTCAATAATATTGATAAATAAAAAATGTAGTTCACGATATGGGGATATCTAACTACTCTAACGCCGCGGGAGGCATCAGCAATGATATTTATCGATAACAAATACACACGATTATATTTTAAAATAATCAATCGCGCTAACTCTAAAAGATTGTCTGAGTATTCAGAAAATCATCATATTATTCCAGAATCATTTTTTATTAATCGATCTAGAAAAGGACCTGCCGGATGGCTTAATGGAAACCCAGAAGATTCATCAAATATTGTGTCGTTAACTGCAAGAGAACATTTTATTTGTCATTGGTTACTTATTAAAATGACTACCGGAGATGCTAAACACAAAATGATATTTGCTATAACGATGATGAAACGTAAAGGCACAAATCAACAAAATAGATATAACACTATGATTACTAGTAGAGTTTATGCAATTTATAAGGAACAATCTGCTAAAATAAAAAGTGAGATATATTTTGGTCGAGTGCGGAATAAAACACTATATACATTTTGTCATTCTAATGGAACAGTAGAAACTTGCTCTATACTAGAATTATCTCACAAATATAATCTAGAGCGTTCTAGTATTGCGCATCTTGTTAAAAAACCGTTTGGAAAGCATCATGTAAAAGGATGGTCTATTAACCATCCTATATTAGATACTGCTAGAAGTGTATTATATTCCGGCTCAGGAGGACCAAAGTATGATCATACTGTTTATTCATTTAAACATAAAAGTGGAATAACTGAACAATGTACTAAGTATGATTTATTTTCTAAATATAATTTAGCTAGAGACGGAATATATTACATTTGTAATGGTAAACAAAAATCATCACAAGGATGGTTTTTAGATATCAGGTAACTCGGCGTAGTTAACGTCGCCGCCCATTACTCCTACTACATAATTTACACTCTCCGACTCTTGTAAAGCAGTTTGTTTTTTACTGGGGTCGGAATGTTTTGTAAACCACGGTATAGGTGTTGATTTAGGGGCTATTGCTTTATATTTAATACCAACTTCTTTTAAAGCGTGTACTGCAGTATAGTCAACAAATTCTTTTAAGATGTTAGCGTTAAGTCCAATTACTGGGCCTTTAAGGAACAAATAGTCTGCCCATTCTTTTTCTTCTCTAATCACATCTAAATACATATTATACACTATTTCTTCGCACTCTGCTTTAATTTCGGCAAAACGCGGATCATCTTTTATTACTTGATTAATCATATACGCAGTCCATTCTTTATGTAACAGCTCGTCTTGTAAGATTAATGCAATAATATTTCCGTTGCCAATGAACAGCCTGTTTTCAACCATTGCTAAACTAGTAGCAAATGAAACCATAAAACGGAACGCTTCTAATGCATAACTTGCGTGTAGTGCAAGCCAAATAGCTTTAATGTGGTCTCTTTCAAGAACTTCAATACCAAGTTCTTTTTGACAGTTAAGTTTATGCAATCTATTGTAGTATTTGCCAACACTACTTGCCATATCAACAATTTCTTTAGTATCATGTATAGTGTTAAATATCTCTTTTGGAATATTATAGATATTACGAATAATATGGCTATAACTACGACTATGAATATTTGATTCGTAAAACCCCCAATTAAGCATTAGTAGTTCTGCTTCGGGCACACTTACTACAGGTGTAAACACTTGTGTAGGACCGCGGCCCTGCAAACTATCTAATGCAGTTTGTCTTAGTAAGTTACTAGTGAATATATGTTTAACTGCATCACTAGCATCTTTAAAATCGTTAGCATCTTTACTTAATGATATTTCTTCTGGTGTCCAAAAGAAACCTCTAGCAGTAGCTTCATATTTTTGAATACGCGGATACCGTACTTCTTCAAATCGTTGAATTGTAACGGTACCGTCTAGAAATAACTTTCTAGACAAGTAGTTAGTGTGTTCACCTAAATTATATTGTTCTTCACTCATAGCTACACCGATACGTTAGGTATAAAATCATGATGTCCGTCGAATCCGTCAAATCCGTCACCTGAGTAGTTTATGCATAACCCATTTTCTTTATCAATGTAAACACTTAATACATCATCCTCAGATAATGCAGCAAGTATAGGACCTTTAGCTTCGTCTTCAATTATAAAATTGTCAGGT